AAAGCAAACGTAGAACCAATTGTTATCAAGAGGGGGGAAAAGGTTGCTCAGTTGACTATGAATCCCCACAGCACTGAGTTCTATATTGTCCAAGTCGATGAGGTAGACACTAACACCTCTAGAGGCGAGGGTGGATTCGGATCAACCGGTGTCTAAGGTAGATAATCTTAAAGTTAAAGAATCCGACATGGAGAAGATATTTCGTCTTCTTCGTGAATTTATTCCTCAGGATGAGATTCATGTTATAAGTTACTGTCAGACAATAGACGCCCATGGTCGCATGGATAGCACAATGAAGTTTGAACGAGTTGTAACCAAGTCATCACTAAATCTATCTAAAAACGTCAAAGAGCACCTTGAGGGAAGTATGCCACAGGCTTTAATGCGCTATTGTCGTGAGTGGAACATACGAGATGAACATACTCACCTACGCTGTGCATACGATATACTTATTCCTAATGCTCCAGTTATAGCTAATTTAATGGAAAGAGAATTGTTCTCTAAGTATAGCAACGAGTTTCATACCGAGCTAGAGAAGGCTCTAAAATCTAAGTAATCAGGGTATAACTCCACAACGGAGTGAACTTGGATAGCATCGCAAATCTTTTCAATACAACAGTACGCATAAAGACCTTCGAGCCAATGGACTCTTTAGCCCAGTGGCCTCATAACATAGAAATTTGCATCTGCAGAGTCCCTATTCGCAAGCGAGATGGCTACGATGTGGATAAGTTAATCGCTTTTGCTAAGAAGCTAAAAGCCCACATGGTCAAGAATGGTATCGTATTCCTAATATGCTACGCACCAGTAGAAGACAAGGCAAGGCCGTTTGAAGTAGGAAAAGCTATGACTGATGCTGGCTTTTACCATGTAGATAACATCATAATTGAGAAGAGCTGGTTTCCGGGTAAGCGATCTGAAGCAAATCTAGTTAACTCACATGAGTATGTTCTTCACTTCTGTAACGGCAAGGTGTGGGCACTCGATAGACTGCCTATTCGTGAATACTTAAAGACTGGCGGTGATATGTCATGTCCTGGTAATACTTGGAAGGTAGAGACCGGCTCACTAGACGACTCGTATCCCGTAGACCTAGCTGAGCTCTTGATAAGGATGACAGATTGTCTTCCTGGTTCTGTAATCTTTGATCCGTACATGGGATCTTCAGCTGCACTTAGAACTGCCTTGAAACTTGGTCACTCTTTCTATGGGTTCGAGAAAGACGAACGTAGAATGAAGAAGTACGATAAGATAATCAAGGAATTTTCAGGTGCAACCACAAGTAAAAAATCTTAGAACAATAGCTGAAGTAGTTAACGAGATGATGCAGGACAGCGGCAGGATATTCAACCCGCAAGTCGATGTTCCTCAGATACATGCATTTAACTTATATAACGCATATAAACATAAACTAACTAAAGAAGCACAGCAGGCAATTGAGGGAGTTAAAGTTCACCAACTCATACATGAGCGAAACGAGGATGTATCTGGTATATACGAGTTTCTAAAGTTACTCAATAAGACTGGAAATCAGGGTGCTGATGCTCGCATGCTTAGCATGTACAATGGAACATATAGACGCGTCATCGATAAAGTGGTGTTTATTGGTCGACTTGCTACTATCGATAAGTTAGAGACAGCAGTCGATAAGGTATGTCGTGGTCTAAATAGACTTGCTAAGAGAGGTTACATAACTGGAGCGCTAGAACCTTTAATTGGTATAAGACTACAGAGGACTAGTAAAAGGCAAAAACCCAAGGTCATAGTTGTATCTTATGTTGCCGTTACTGCAATTGGAGAGAAATATCTCAACGAGAAGATGAAGAAGGTGGAATTCCTAATAAAGTTTAAGGAGTCTAGATGCTATACGAGAAGAGCAAAGCCAAAGACATCATAGCTGACAAGAAGCAGCTTAATGGTATTGTCTTTGAGACCATCAACAACATGGCCATGATCGTGGGCGCAACCCTTGGTCCTGGTGGCCGTGGTGTACTTATTGAGCGTGATGGACTTTCTCCGCTAGTCACTAAAGACGGAGTTACTGTTGCTAAGTCACTAGGTATGGATAAAGCCGAGCATAACATCGTGGTTGAAGCTGCCAAAGAGATCTGTATCAATACTGCTAAGGAAGCTGGCGATGGTACCACAACCGCTATAGTTATGGCCAATGCTATTATCAAGCATGGACAAGAGTTCATCAGCTCTCATCCCAAATACAATCCTCAGCGTGTTGTTTCTGAACTTCAAGAATTATATGAAGATGTGATCGTTGACTATCTTAAGAAGAATGCTATTTCAACTACTACGCCAGATGAACTTCGCAGCGTAGCTAAGGTGTCTTCTAACGGAGACGACAAGATCGCCTCTGCTGTTGTTGAGGCTGTTATGGCTGCAGGTGACGACGGACAGGTTCTTATCGAAGAAGCTCAGGGCGATATCATGCGAGTTGAGACTATCGATGGCTATATCATCACTACTGGACTTAAAGAACTTGGTTCAATGGGACCGGCATTTATCAACGATAAGACTGGGCAGCAAGCAAAGACAGACAACGGTATTGTGGTTCTGTACGACGGAACTATAAACGACCTAAATGTTCCTGCAAGACTGCAAGAAGTATATGAGCACTCAGAGAACATGGGGCAACCTATAATCATCATGGCCCACGACTTCTCTGATCTGGTTATTGATAGGTTCGTCAAGACAGTAAACGGTGGAATCACTGTGATCCCTGTTAAGACACCTATGTCAGGACTACCTAACTCCCGCTCAATGTTCCTGCAAGACATGGCAGCATATACTGGTGCTACCGTATATAGTCCAATAAATCTAGACGATATGGATGAAGATGGCTTTGGTAACTTTGTTACCGCAAGAGTCAACATGTATGAGTCATTCATCGTGTCTGAGGCTGACAGCGAAGCAATAGAAAAACGCATAGAAGAACTTAAGTCAGTGTCTAAAGCAGCACTAAGCGAGTTCGATCGCATGCATCTACGTGCAGCTATATCTAAATTGACAGGTGGTGTATCTACTATCTGGGTAGGTGGAGCATCAGAACTTGAAGTTAGAGAGAAGAAAGCTAGAGTTGAAGATGCTGTCGAGGCGGTTAGATCTGCTATTGCAGAAGGTGTTATTCCTGGTGGATGTAGTGTTCACTTAACTCTAGCTGAGATCATTAAGGGCCGTAAGGACTTCAAAGAGTCTTGGGCTATCATGGTGAATGCACTTGGTGAGCCATTTAAACTTCTGATGACTAATTGTGGTGAAGATCCAGACGAGGTACTAAGTTTGGGCATCGGACTTCCAACGAGCAAAGGACTTCCCGATAAGGTCTTTGATGCTAGAGATCACAAGGTCGTAGATCCATTCAAAGCAGGTATCATAGAACCAGCAAAGGTGTGCAGAGTAAGTATCGGTAACGCCTTATCTGTTGCATCACTACTGATTACACTTGGCGGAATCGTTGTTGTCCCGCGCGATTCAACACTAGAGAATCAGCTCGCTATGAGCAAGCAGGCCTTTAGAGACATGATGAGCGGCGGCGGAATAGGACAAGAATAATGAAAGATCTATTAAAGAACAGAGTAGTTCAGCTTGGTTTAGCAGTCCTGATAGGTGCAGCGATCGGCGCATTGTTCTATCCGACTAAGAGAATTGAAGAACGTGTCAAACAAGAGTATCAGGAACGAGTAGAAACTGAGCGTACAGAAAAAGAAACACTTCGCAAACAGTTGACTGAAGAGATAAATGAGCTAAGAGAAGAGAAGACTACTTTGACTGTAGAGACAACTAAGACTATCGCTAAGTTAACTTATGAAGTTAGAGAGCTTCAATCTAAGAAGAAAGAGACCTTCTACAAGATCGTCAGACCAGATGGCACCATAGAGATACGTAAGTTTAAGGAGTCTGAGGTAAACGAGACTACGCAGGTAATCACATCAGTTCGAGAAGAGTTCGATCAGAAGATAGTTGAGATAGAAGACAGATGGAAGCGTGTCCACACTAAGCGAGTAGAAGATCTTAAGAAGGACTTTGACTCTAAAGAGAAGACCTACAAAGAGGTCATAGCTAAACTTGAATCAGAGAAGATCACTGACATCAATCCTAAGAAGTACGGTCTAGAGGTTGGATATCTATCCAGCCAACAGTACTACTTCCACGGTAACGTAGATGTGTTTGGTCCTGTTTTTATAGGTGTACACACCCAGACTAACTTCGGTAATGAGCACGCTGTAGGAGCAGGTATCGGTCTGAGGTTTTAATGCCTAAGTTTACGTTCGTATGTGAGAAATGCCAACATTCCACGCAGAAGTTTACTTCGATCTCTAATAAAACAGTAAAATGTACTAAATGTGGTGAGGCTGCGCATCAGCAGCTGCCAAAGCTTGCTAACCCAGAAGTACGAGAAACAATTAACTCGTACACAGGTAAGAAGTGGAGGCAAGACCAGAAGGAGATGCTAGATGAGCGTCGCAGTGAATATTACTGGTCTGTTGAGGTACCTCGCCTTGTACAAAAATATAGCCTTGAAACTTGCTTGGAGCAAGGTTGGGTCTGGATTGACGATGACGGCAAGATGCATGTCCATAGCAAACCACCTCACAAGCGCTAAAACATGGAGTTAACATGAACAACCTCTTTGTCGCTTGGTTCCTATCATTCGTGTCGATGCTTGGTGGTGCATACTTTGCCTTCGAGGCTGGGTTCTTCCAATACATATATGATGCCGATGCCTCTAAGCTGTGCTTCGTCATCTTGGCCTTATTTATGTTTGCTTATTGTAAGTTGGGCTACTTATTGTTTAATAATGAAAAGCTTGCTTCTGAGAAATTAGACTCTGGTTACGAGATGGCCGATACATCTATGGCAATTGGCATGTTAGGTACCGTAGTTGGATTCATCGTAATGTCATCTTCCTTTACGTCCGTAGACTTCTCAGACATCAACAACATCAAGGATCTGTTTAGACTTGCTACTAACGGTATGTCAACCGCACTATACACCACCGCTTTCGGTCTAGTCTCAAATATAGTGCTGCGAGCATCTCACTTTACGGTGGAGAAGCTGATAGGTCGAAAATGAGACGACCATATAACACCTTCAAAAGCTTTGTAGATTTATTGTTTAATGTCTTGATGGGCTTTTTTATGTTATTGCTTATTGCAATGATCTTAGTCAAGCCAGACGCAACCAAGAAGAAAGACGTAGAGCTTAAGGCTGAGTATATGATTTCAATGGAGTGGCCTAATAAAAGCAGAGACGATGTTGATATGCTTATGAAAACACCGCTCAAGCAGTTCGTATACTACGGCAACAGAGATGTTCAGTCTGCCAGTTTAGATAGAGATGATCTAGGCGATGTCAACGACATTATGATCCTAGAGGATGGTACTCGAGTTGTTATCGAGGAAAATTGGGAGAATATCACCATCCGTAAGAGCGTAGAAGGAGAGTACGTAGTCAACGTGCTCATGTACAGTAAGAGAGATCCAGGTCCAACACCAGTTACAGTCAAGATAGTCCAGCTAAATCCTTATAGGCTTATATTCTCAACTACAGTAGATCTATATAGTATGCAGGAAGAGAAGACGATACTGCGATTCAACATAGACTCTAAGGGTAACGTGGGAGAAAGATCAACGTTACCGTACAGCATCACGAACAAAGTGCAGAGAAGACCTAGAAGATGATACTAGCCCACTTCACCGTATGCTTGATGTTACTCCTGACAGCTATATCCATTGGAATCATAGTTGTAAGCTCAAGCATGAAGCCGATATTAAAGATGGTCGTTGTTGCTCTACTTGTACTTAGCAGCACGATCTCATATCGGGCTCTCAACGATATATCTGGTTACCCCGTAGTTTTACAAGCTAGCTTCGAAGATGCACTAATCATAAGTCACATGTTAGATAAGGATAGAAAGATCATACATGTGTGGATTAAGGCAGATGGCGAATCTGATCCTCGTAGTTACACTATTCCATTCACTAACAAGACAGCTAAGTTCTTGGAGGGTATGCGTCAGAAGCATAAAGGTAAGCCGTATAGAGTTGAGGTTCAAACCACAACTAACTCATTGTCTCCTCTCAATCAGTCGATTGAGGATGTTGAGATGGGAGAGCTGATTGTCCTTCCCCCTAAGATACACTAACCTTCAACCATCTTGGTAGAATCACAACATGAAGGTTCTATCTCTCAAAATAGAAAATATTCTAAGTATCAAGGAGGCTCAAGTTGACTTCGAAGACTCAGGTCTTATTCTGGTCGAAGGCTGGAATTACGACGACGGACGTGCTAATGGCGCAGGAAAAACGGCGATCTTTAACGCATTGTCGTTTGCTCTATATGGCAAGCTACCGAGAAAGATTACAGCGTCAGAAATTCTCCGAAAGGGAACTAAGACAGCTTATGCAGAAGCGGTAGTGGCCGCTGACGACGGCGTATATACAGTACGTCGGGAAAGACCTAAGGGGCTGTCGTTTAAGAAGAACGGCAATGAAGAGGTTATGACTCAGGAAGAGTTTGAGCACAAGATCAAGCTATCCTACGATCAATTTCTGATATCTATGTATACCGCACAGCAATCTCAGAACAAGTTCCTAAGTCTCAACGATACACAGAAGAAAGACTTCTTACTGCAGTTGATGAACTTGCATGAATTTGCTATGTGCAAGAAAGAGGCTGAATTTGAAGCTAAGTCGTTAGAGCAAAGAATCTCAGACGAGACGGTTAAGATAGAAAAAGCCAAATCAAAGATTGACGCCTACAACGAGTCAGTAGACATAGAGTATTCAAAGCAGATTATCGATAATGCCGCAGTTGAAATAGATAAAATGACATCTGAGATTCAAGAGCTACAGCTTGTTCTTAAACCCGATCTTAGTAAGTATTTTAAATTAGAAACAGATGTACAGGGTAAGCTTGAGAAACTGGCCACAATTAGGTATGCTAGAAATAAAGAGCACGAAGAGTTTAATACTCTTTCCAGGATGATACATCCCTTTAAACCAACTGCACCCGATGCTGAATGTCCTCACTGTCATGGTGAGCTAATGGTTCAAGGTAAGTCTGTCTCTAAACCAGGAGATACAGCTATTCATAAGGCAAACCATGAAGCTAAGATGAATGAATACAGAGAGCAGATGAAAGCCAAGAAGGATCTTATAGATCAGTATGATGTTCAGCTGGCTCAGGAAAATCAGCTACGCAATCTGTTGAGTAAGTCTAGGGAGAAGAAAGACCAGGAGGCTCGTGGCTACAACACTGCCCAAAGCAGAATCAATGAGCTACTAACGGGCATTAGATCTCGTGAAAGCATGATCTCTAGAGAAACGGCCAACATAGAAAAGGCTAGTGACCTTAAAAACAAGATTGATGTCCTGAAGCAATATATCATCAAGGCCACAGAGACGATTTCCGAAGACAGCGCAAAGCAGGAACTCTACAAAGCAGTGTCAACCATGTATGCTCCAACTGGAGCTCCGGCATATATTATGGACTCTATCGTGGATTCTTTTAACGAGATAGTCAGTGACCATATATCTCTGGTGTGGCCAAATGCCTCGTATTCTCTCCAGTCGTATAAGGAAAATAAGTCGGGTGACTTAACAGCTAAGTTCTCAGAATCACTAGTCATTGACGGTAAGCAGAGATCCATTGGAAGCCTGTCTGGTGGTGAGCAGAGAGCCCTATCGCTATCTATCGATTTCGCCATAATTGACATCCTGAGTCAGCAGTTTGGCATGCCCCTAAACCCTGTTATCATGGACGAACCTTTCGAGGGGTTGGATGCTACAGGTAGAGAGATAGTGATTGAGCTGTTAAATAAGCTATCCATGTCACGTCAGATCTGGGTTATTGACCATATGTCAGAAAGTAAAAGTATGTTCAGCACAATAGTTAGGATAGAAAAGAGAAACGGCATATCTACTATTGTTTAAATTTCCATATGTATTTTTTATAGGACTTTGACTTACCAAGTATTGATGCTTTTATTCCACTGGCAAAAAATTCACCCTTTCTTTCATTGATATGTGAAAGCTCAATAATTTGCCCTGTTTCTATATGGATACCAATAACTGGTTTTTTCCTGCTATTGCTTAATTTACTTCTATGTTTTTTACTCTTGCTGCTTGCTTTCTGTGATTTACTCATATTAAGTCTAGCATCTTTAGACATGGTTTTACCTTTATTCCATGGTTCACCATATTGCCTATTTTGTGATATTTTGATTTTTGTTTCAGGGCTATGTTTGCGGCCCAATGTGTTACCCGCAATTTTACATATGTTATATTCAGGTTTAATTGTGTCTAAATAGTGCTGTTCTCGCTCTAGGCAGTCTTTCTTACTGCATTCTTCTATAATTTCAAATGTAAAGGCGCCTTCTCCATATTTGTTCCATGATTTTTGCAGATAATCATTATGGTGCTTATTTGATCTTAGTGCAGTTCGATGTGATTTCCATCTCGCCTTAAATCCGTACCTATCAGCTGTACTGCCTATGTATACCTTATTGTTAATATTGTTACGGATTGCATAAATACCATTCATTATTACATCTTATCACGTGTGTGAAGCTAAATGAACACATTAATTTTCTGGTATAATAAACCTATGAGCCGGCTTAATAAGAGACTAGACGAGCTTTCTAGCCTATTAAAACAATTTAATGCCTCTATAGAGATGCCTAAGCCCCCTGGTATCAAGAAGCCGCCTATTCCCAAGGCTCCAGGTGTAGCTCCTAAGTCTCAGAAAGACCCCGTAAAGATGGCAGAACAGATAGCCAACCCTGACATCAAGCCTATGGTTATGGATCAAGCTAAGACCATGAAGGAGTCTCTTAAGATATCTAAGAGCGGTCAGTGGTCAATAACTAAAGCAGAAGATGATTTCACGCCCACTGAGAAGATAACACCTGATCAAAAAAAAAACGTTGATGAGTTTCAAAGTGTAAAGAGCTTTTCTGACGCTTACAATAGGCGCCCAGAACAAAAAGAATTGATCAGTGATATCGACTTCGGCAGTAGAAAAGACAAGCTGCACGAAGAGCAAGCTAGCGGAGTATCCGGTGGATCTGGCTGGCATAGAAGCAAAAAGCACGACAAGAACGTGTGGATCAAGTCTTCACTTGGTCATCCTAACTTTCATGAGCGTGGACACGATAAATTAAGCTCCGCACGACGTGAGGTGCTGTTCCATAACATGGCCCATGACTTCTTTAATATGGGCGATTACGTACCTACCACAGCAGGCTTTAGTAGAGCCGGTGATGAACATTCAGCTCAAGCTGAAGTGAAAGGTGGTAAGCATGTTCCTAGATCTCTCAAGGATCCAGGTCCCGGTAGTAAGGTTCAACTACCAAAAGAATACACAGAGACCATAAAGAAGATGCACGACAGCGGTGATTTACATAAGCTAGCGCTAATGGATCACGTAATGGGACATCATGATCGACATCGCGGTAACTTTATGTATTTACCTGAAAAGAAGAAGCTACACCTTATAGATAACGGTACTGCATTTGACTACAAGAACTTTGATGTTAGAGAGTCGCCACACTATTGGGATCACGCAGTATCTGACATAATTGACGGTATGGGTCTCAAAGGAGATCTGCATCCTGAAGCAAAGAAATGGCTCATGGACTTAGATACAGATAAGGCCAAGAAGCTATTTGAGGAGCACGGTCACTTCGAGAGTGATGACCACGCTCGTGGATTTTTAAACAGACTGCAACACGCCAAAGACTTAGTTAAGAGTGGTAAGTATAAAGATCTCAAGGATCTATTAAAGCAGAACAAATACTCAACTGGTCCTTCGTGGCATGAAGAGAAAAAGAAGGGTGCATAATGGAAGAATTTGTAGACGGTAAGTACGCACTATACTCAGGCAACGACATACTTGGTGAACTCACCATCAAAGATGGATCTATATCCTATGACAATGAAGCTGACGAACACTCTATCGGTGATATATTTCCTAAGGGAAAGATCAACCTACACACCAAAGGTCAGCTGAACAAGTATCTCCATGGGCACCACGCATATTTACACCTTCAACTCGAAGACTCTTCTGAGAAGTAAAATCCATACATGAACATTCTGGTATTAGATCCAGCTACGTCAACTGGTTACTGCTTAGTTAACGTAGATGGCAATACAGCTACCGTATTTGAGTATGGATTTATCGACGTTGACACATCTTCGATATATGAGGGCGATTGGTGTTTAGATTTACAGTCTCGCATTACCCCACTGATACAAAGATACGATGTTAAAGAAGTTGCGATAGAAGACTACTTCTTCAGCAGCAGGTTTGCATCAGGTACCAATGTCAACTCAGCATATAGAACAGCCGTTCATATCTTGTGTAGGGAGATGAAACTGCCCTATGATATCCTTAACGTGTCTCAGTGGAAGAAGCATGTAGCTGGCAGATCTACTCCGTCCAAAGAGCAAAAGAAGAAGTGGGGTAAGGAAGCAGCTAAGAAGCTATACATGCAGCAGGCACTCTATGACATCTATGGAATTAAGTTCCCCAATCATTCTTTGTCCCCTAAGACTGGAAAGCCAGTTCTATTTAGGTATGACATTGTCGACGCTGTCGGCCAAGCCATCTTTCACTGCGAGAGCAAATACAGGGTAAAAAATATCAATGTTACGGTACCGGTACCACCGGACGTAGAGTTTAAGAAGCTGAGTAAAAAGATGTTCACATATCCTTAACGGAGGGAATAAAATGAGTGTAGATGCAGGAAAAGCAAAGAAGATCTTGAGTGAGTCGTTCGTAGAGAACCACTCTAACGTGTCTGAAGATGAGGCACAAAACCTAGTAGTTAGAAGCCTACAGAAGATCAAGGCCCTAGAAGAAGAGCGCGAGAGCGACGATAAGTTAGCTGCTGCTCGTCAGGTCAAGAAGGACCTAGAAGCTGGGTACAGTAGCGCGATACAATATGAGAAGGCCAAGATCTCTTTCCTACTGGAAAAGATTGAGGAGATCCAGGCTGGCGAGGTCAATCCTACGTCAGGGGCTAACGTTTGATTTGGAGGCTTAAATGAGTCTACGTACAACTTACTCAGGGGCACTAGATGCTAAACTAGCCGAGGCACGCGATGCAGGCCGAGACTGGGTTCTAGTGACAAATTTGGCTGACCTCACTACAGAGATGACGGCAGCTGCCAACTCTGGCATTAGAGAGTTCACTTTCAATGCAGGGGCTACTTTTCAGCCGGTTGATCTAAGACTAGAGGGTGCACTATGGGAAGCCCATAAGTCAGGCATCCTACAGGCTCTAGCTGAAGAAGACATCATGGGTAACGAAGTTACCATAGAGCTAAATACCTCCGACCAGCAGTCTACAAGCATCGATATTAATTTCAGCTTTTAACGACATTACTTCTCCTTAGAAACCTTCGTTCAATGCCCTGATTGTATAAACCAGTCAGGGCATTTTTTATGGAGATCAGATGAATTTTCTGTGGATAGACGTAGAGACAACTGGACTCAACGAGATCAAACAGGATGTTATCCAACTAGCTTGTATTCCTGTTATCAACGGTGTTGTTCATAATCCGTTCAATGAATTCTGTCAACCTCTCAACTACAGTGCAGTAGATCAAGGTGCAGTAAATGCACACGGTATTACTGTAGATCAGATGAAGACATTTCAGCTGCAACCTGAGATGTTAGATCACTTCATTGATTATCTTAAATCATTTAATACTAAGTTCGTTATTGCTGGATATAACGTAGGTTTCGACAAGAAATTTGTCAGTGCTATGTTTACAAAGCACGACAAGTCAAGTGAGTTCTTCAATCTGTTCTCGCTAGATATCCACTGTACATATAAGCGAGCACAGGCAGTAAAGTCACAGTTCAACACCCCTAATCTGAAGCTAGAGACGCTAGCTAAAGCACATAACATCCACATCAACGCCCACGATGCTCTATCGGATATCGAAGCTACTATCAAGCTCGATAAGATCGTCGGTCATATGTTAGGTGAAGATGTAGCTGCGGTTCAGCAGGCAGTTGACACATCAGCTAGCAGAACGTTCCTGGAGCCAGCTCAACTACACTTACACTCAATGTATGGTATGGTCGACTCTATTCCTAGTATAGATCAGTGGGAGGAGTGGTGCAAGAAGACTAACACTCCAGGGTTCAGTATGGTTGATCATGGCACTGCCATATCCATGTATCATATGACCAAAGTGAAGGATGTAGTTGGTATTCCTGGTTGTGGTCTATATTTCATGCCAGACGATTATATCCAATCGGATATACAGTATATGGCAGTGAATGCATGGGCTGTTACTAACGAAGGCTACTTCAATCTCATGAAGCTAGCATCGATCTGTCATCACAATAAGGTTACTACCGCTCACGGCATCGATGTACCTATTCTAAAAGAAGAAGATATATTAAAATATAGGGCTGGAATAAAGTTCGGTACGGCTTGCTACGAATCTGGTATGGGCCAGAAGATTGCCTCTGGGGATTTTGAGGGTGCTGAGCAGTTACTGCAAACATATATGAGGATCTTTGGTGATCTGTATGTAGAGTTTAATCCTGTTAGCATTGGCTATAAGTTTACTCCTAAGATTGGATTCCAACCAAATACAAGAAACGACGTCGTTAAGGATGGTGACATCCAGAAAGCACTTAATAGGTTTTTAGCACGTATGTCCGATAAATATGCACTCAAGTGCATACCGGTAAGTGGAGCTATGTTTATTGAAGAGGATGACAAGATCATCCAAGATTGTATTTCTAAGAACTCATACAAGAGTGGTAAGTACTATCGTGAATCATATCACGCTAAGACGGCAGCTACTATGTTCTCTGAGTTGAAGCTGCATCTTGGTAAGTGGCTAACTGAAGATAAGTTCGACGCATGGATCAAAAACACCCACGACATCATGGGTGAAGCCAAGAACATCAAGATAGAGCTAGACTACCATCTTCCAAAGATCGATATTCCTGAGCATATCAAATCCAAGGTAGATGACTACGATACGCAGACTTATTACTACATGATGGAGAGAATCAAGGAACACGGCCGCTGGAGTAATGACCCAGTGTACGTAGAGCGATTCAAGAAAGAGCTAGATGTCATCATGAAGAACGACACGCTGAACTTCATTCCATATTTCTTGGTCTATGAGGATCTAGGTTCGTTCGCTAGAAGGCGCGGTATCTTACAGAATATTGCCCGTGGTTCTGCTGGTGGTTCACTTCTTTCGTACTATCTTAAGATCATTCACGTTGATCCTATTAAGGCTGATCTACCGTTTGAAAGATTCTTATCTCATGCTCGTATCCGCGCAGGATCGTTTCCAGATATCGACATGGATATCGGTGATACTGCACGATCGTATGTTATGGCTTACTTGAAAGAGAAGTACGGCTTAGGTTTTGCTCAGATCTCTACGTTTAGCACTATGAAAACTAAGAACGCCCTCAAGGATATTATGTATGCCTTGTACGGCAAGAACCGTAATGATCCAGAGATCAAGGCAGTCTGCGACACTATTCCTGACTCGCCTCAGGGTGTAGATGAGATGAAGTTCCTTTATGGTCACACCGATAAAGAGGGTGTTTACCACAAGGGGCAGATGGACACCAACGAACATCTGAAGAACTTCTTTAAGCGCTATCCAGAAGTAGAGATGATCTGTAAGAAGATGATTGGTCTTATTAGAGGCTGGTCACGTCACGCTTCTGCGTTTGTTATCTCTACGGTCGATATGGCTCATTCTAGGGTGCCAACTACCGTGATGCATGACAAAGATGCCGGTGATATCTTAGTTACTCAGTATGATGCTTCGATGGTTGAGAGATGTGGTCTTGTTAAGGCTGATATCTTAGGTATCAAGACACTCACGGCTGTGTCTGACTGTATTGATCTAGTCAGAGAGAACACTAGCAAAGATTACCTAGATGAAGATGGTGGTCTTGCATTGATCTACAGACTTCCAGAAGATGAAGGAGTGTACGCTGACTTCTACAACAAAGATACAGATTCATCATTCCAGTTCAACACTGAGCTAATTAAGGGTTACATTCAGGAGTTCGTTCCTACAGAGAGAAAGCATCTATCAGCCATGACCGCACTATGTCGTCCTGGTGCACTTGATGCCGAGTGGGAACCCGGTGTATCGGCAGCACAGTTCTATATGGATGTACGCAATAACAAGAGACAGATGACGTTCATCCATGAGGATCTACGTCCTTTCTTAAGTGATTCAAACGGAGTGTTCGTCTACCAAGAGGAGGTGATGAAGTTCCTGGTTGAGATCGCTGGATATACACTAGAAGACTCTGACCAGATCAGAAATGCTATTGCTAAGAAGAAGCACGAAGTTATGATGAAGGCCTTCGATAAGATTCGTGAGGGTACATCACAGCGTGGCTGGTCATCTGAGCAGACCGAGAAAGCATGTAACCACATCATGGCGTTCTCTCGGTACTCGTTCAACAAGTCTCACTCTCATGCTTATGCTGAACTTGGTTATATAACTATGTACCTAAAGCATCATCACCCACTAGAGTGGTGGACATCAGTGCTTAACGGTGTGATCGGTGATGAATTCAAATTAAGACGATATATGGCTCACTTAGGTGATCTGATTGCTCCACCTTCTCTCAAGAAGCCATCTGATAGGTTTCAGATTGTGGGCAGTAAGATCGTTGCACCCGTGTCGATCATAAAAGGCATAGGTCCGTCGGTGGTTAATGAGCTCACAACAAAAGGTCCGTTTGAGGATCTAGCTGACTATATCACTAAGGTGAATCACTCTCGAGTAAACATCGGTGCGATCAGCGCTCTTATCAAGGGGCGCGCAGCCGACTCCATGATGGACAAGAACCTTCCGTATGCTGAGGCTAGAAGGAAGTTCATGGACGACTACATATCTATCCGTAAGGCTAGAAGCTCGTTTAACGAAGAGCTAAACAATCTAGATCCAATCTCAATATTCCTACAAGAGCGAGATATTAATAAGTGCTTCAACAAGCATCTACTATCTGATGACAGTATTAAGGATATACTTCTAGAGAAGTGGCCAGGTCTTCAATCTACAGGTCGTGAGGGCATTCCTTTCATGATGGGTAACAAACCAGTTTTAGGTAATCTCAAGGTTGCTGAGGGAATGGTTAAGCGAGAACACAAAGATGAAGTCGGAATGATACTTCTATATGAGGGATGTAACATACGCAAAGGCATCTCTAAGAAGTCTGGCAAGGAATGGTGCTTAACATCTATCAAGTTATCTGACGGCTATGGAACTATAGAGGCAGCTAAGTGGGACCAAGATAAGCCATTTCGTTGGCCTAAGAACACTATCGTGTATGTAAGAGGCGAACTAAAAACTGGCTGGAAAACACCAGTTAGTATAACTATCTCTGAAATTGAGAAAGTAGAAAGATAACGAACAATGTTCAACAGGAGAAAATATGTCTAAATTTGTAATCGTTGATAAAGCACCTAAAAATCTTAAGGACAACGAGCTGGTGATTTCTGAGCCAACTTTCGTCGATGAGATTAAGTTGTCTAAGAATCAACCACGTCCCCATCCCAATGGTAAGTACCTAACATCGCTTGCTCACTTGCGAGCTATCACTGGCACTATTGGTGAGTTGTATGATCCGGAAGGCTTCAACCAGTACAGTTCAATTCCACTGAACCACTTTGTTGGTATTGAATATGGAACGGTTGAAGAGCTAAGTAGTGTCGTACTGAGGGCATTCAATAAGTTCTATCCTCAGATCGTATTTAAGTACCTAGATAAGCAGATTAAGTCGCGTCCTCAGGGCACCGAATTGATCTATTTTGTCGGCACTAAACAAAATACGGAAGTGTTTTTTGCCAATGGAATCAACCAGTTAGATGGCACAGAAAGTGCAAAAGTAAGCAAGAAAGTAACATCGAAAGACGCGTAAACGTGGTATAATTGAACCATGCCGCATTGCGGTAGTAATTAAACAATGCCCTACGGGGTAGAAAAAGGAGAAAGCCAAATGGCAAAGATCAGTATTAATCAAGATTCACTCAAGCCCAAAAGAGAGTGGAAACGTCACAAAGTTAAGGAAGGTTCAAATATCTTCCGGTTCTTACCTCCCTTCGGAGACGACTCAAACGGATATCCTTACAGAAAATGGATGGTGATCTGGGGACTTAACGATCCAGAATCAGGCCGCATGCGTCCTTACGCAAGCCCAATCACTTCTGCTGAGAAAGCATGTCCGGTTATGGAGTACGTAGAGGCACTCAAGAAGAAAGTTGAAGCTAAGAAATCCTTGCTCCAAGCCTCTGGAACATCTGAATCAGAAATCAAAGAGGCACTCAAGCCCCTGAATAAGGTTATCTCTAACCTTAGGCCAAAGACTGTCTATGCGTGGAACGCGGTAGATAAGGCTGGTACTCTTGGTTTGTTGGAAGTTAAGCCAACTGCCCAGAAGGAAATCAAGGAGCTGATGCGTGCATATATCAAAGATTACAACCAAGATCCTACGTCAGTAAACAGTGATCCTGATGACTCTGGTGTGTGGTTTGACATTCAGCGATCTGGTACCGGTTTCGATACCGAGTACAAGGTGAAGAAAGTTCAAACCATGACTAAGGTCAACGGCTCACCGAGCTATGTCGATGATCGATCGGCATTACCCGATAACATCGTTGAGAACTGGCAGGAACAAGCATATGATCTTGGATCTATCTATCAGGTCAAATCATATAATGATCTGCGAGAGATCTTCCTTGCGAATCTCAGCAACATTCTAGATGACTGTCCTGAAGCTGCGATCGCTGGATTTGATCCAACTACTGTAGTCACTAAGTCAGATGCTACAGCGTCAAATGAAGAAGCAACCAAGACACAGGCTGCACCTGTTACCAAGGGTAACGGATCTGTTAGCTTGAATCTTGATGCAGACGATGAAGACGATGACGGTGATGAGTTCGAAACCGAAGCAGTGTCAGCACCAGCCGCAGCAGCTCCGGCAACTAAGACCAAAACCGTAGTAGCAAGCGCACCAGCGGACAACGACGACATCTTTGCGATGGCCGACAGCATCCTTAACGATTAAGGAGGCAATATGTCGAGCCAGTCATTAGTCGCTGTTGAGCAGCGCCTAAAAACCATAGATGTAACAAAGCTGGTCGAGTATACTCTAAAAATCAGAGATATTGGGGGCCTCAATAACATGATGGCTCCCACATATCTAAGAGATTTTATCTTAGGGTATGACGTCGCCAACAGCATGCTAGCTACAGCAGTTAGATGCGAGATTGAGGTAAAGACTGCGCTTGATCGAGCTAGAGCTATTGCCTATCTTGATCGTGCACAAGACTACTGTAAAGAGCATGGCATTAAGATCTCTAACGGAGTTCGTGAGCAGTATGTAGAGTTGGATGACGATGTTGCAGCAGCTAAGAGTCTATATGCTAAAGCCACTGCCATGACTACGTTCCTGAAGAATAAGCTTCAAGAATTTAGGATGGCTCACGATGACGTGAAGAAGATGGTATACAGCGACTCTTATCAAACCCCAAATGAGGGATTTTAATATGACTAAGAAATTAGAACTGCATGATCTTGAGGCAATAAATAATGTTGCGAAGTCATTTGATAAGCCTAAGACTGTGCAGATGAGTCAAGATGTTTATGATAAGTTTAAGCGAAGTTTTTACCCTATAAGTAAATATCCAATCTTAACAGAGGACCACGACATAGTGAAAGTTCACGTTGAAAGTGGTGAACTAGATGTTGAGATCATTCCAGGTAAAGAATTAATGGGTGTAACTGGTGAGACCAAATATACTCCAGTGGAGGATAACGATGACAACTAGATGGATGGAAAAGTTAACAAAAGACTTCGGTAAGCTTGCCGAAGATATGCCTAAACCACAGGACAATGTTATCTCACTGTCGTCACCATCGTTCAACTGGGCTGTTGGTAATGGCGGTATCGTGCAAGGTAAGTCTATCTGCTTATTTGGTCCTGAGTCTGGTGGTAAGTCGTTACTGATGCAACTTATCATGGCACGGATCCAACAGGAAGATCCAGAAGCCATTGGTATCTTATTTGATGCCGAGTACTCGTTCAACCCTGAGTGGTTTATAAAACTAGGTGGTGATCCTAAGCGACTTATCGTTAGACAGTCTAACGATCCTCTTAAGATCTTTGACTATATGTCCCCAGAGGGAGAGATGTACGAGATGCTTCAAGAGGGTGCACCAATCAGGTTCGTAGGTATCGACTCTGTGAAGGCAATTCGTTATCCCAAAGATATCAAGACCAAGAGTACAGATCAGGTTATGGGTGGCGGAGGAGCTTCTTATCTAGGTTCAGCACTCAAGGGTGTTCTTCCTGTTATCAGAGAATTCAATATCACTACTATCATGGTTCAGCAGGTATACGAAGAGATGGATAAGTATAAGAAGATGAACAATCCATATATTGTTCCAGATGGTCGTGCCCTTAAGCACTTCTGTGACTATATGATTCAAGTTGAGAAGCTTGAGACTAAAGCTGGTCGTATCGAGGAAGGAACTAACATCCACGGCGGAGCTCAACAGGTTGGTCATATTATTAGAGCTAAATGTAAGAAGAATCGCTTGGCTGCTCCTTATAGGACAGCACAGTTAACACTTCGCTACGAGGGAGGTATCACAGATACCGATGTGGAGTTGTTCGATCTAGCAAAGAGTCTTGGTGTTATCTATCATCCGATGAAGGATGGCAAGGTGAACAACCAGATGTGGCAGGTCGGTAATCATGATCCTATTCGTGGCGAGGCTAATATCAGAGACTTTGTTCTCAACAATCCTGATGTGCAGAGGGAGATACTAGCCGAACTTGGAGAGGTTACCGATGAGCAAGTTGCAAGACGCAACGTTGAAGTTGCAGTCGCAGATATCAACATTGACGCTGACGACATCTGAGATATCAGAGTTTGTTGAAGCTCAAATAAGCCTATTCCATAAGACTGGACGTGATATACCAGATAAGGTATATATGTCCAATGACGTCGTAAGGGCGCTGATAATAAACAATAAGCGCCTATCTCCAGATAGCTTCTACGATGTCAATGTGGCATCACAACTACAGTTTGTCACATCACAGGGTCTTCTTACAGTAGAAAGAGTAAGAGATAAAGAGAACTACATATCTGTTGGTGGCGTTGACTACCTGAGTATGCTAGCTGAACAGGAGTTACTTACATGAAGTATGTCTCATATAGAGTAGATCCAGCTTGGAGTAATGTGACATGTGAGGTGTTGAACCGAGCAGTTGAAGAAGCAAAGCATATCAATCCAGGCTTCATTAAGCTAAACCGCAAGGACTTTGGTAGGTTCATACTTGCAATCGCTAGGCCTAGTTTTTTACCGCTTAGTGATAAGCAGTATGTGCTACATCTACCTACAGCGTATGGCGTACTGCCTATTTTTCCATCAGATAACATTCCTGAGAGTGAGATACGCATACTACCTAAAGTAGATGTAGACGAAGAATTTGAGAAGATAGTGCTGTCATGAAGATGTTACTAATTGGCGACCCGCATCTAAAAATAACACGATTCGATCTTGCAAAGCAATTCTTGCACTGGATCAACCAGGTTATATCAGAACATAAACCAGATGTGGTGGTGAACCTAGGAGACACGTTTGATACGCACGCAGTAGTCAGATCAGAGATCATGGCTGAGTTTAAGAAGCATGTTCAGCATGCAACCGGTCTAGGTATCAGATATTTCTATATATTAGGCAATCACGACTTCTATACACCTAAGTCAAGCAAGTACCATGCCCTTCAGTCTATGGAGGATCTACCTAAGTTCCACGTGATAAGTAAGAGAACTGACTTCCCAGGAATAACCATGGTCCCTCATCTTCCAGATCACACCCAGTTTCCAAAGGACGTTAATCCTGTCTGCATAGCACATCAGACGTTCGTTGGCGCTGACTATGGTTATATGAGACCAGAGGTTGGTGTAGACGCCGGTGCTGTAAATGCCGAGATCATCATAAGCGGGCATATTCATGTAAGACAGGAGTTTGGTAAGGTTATATATCCAGGAACCCCGTATGCACAGTCTGTTAACGATATAGACCAGCATAAGGGTGTTTTGTTGTTTAATACCGAAACCTACGATAAGAAGTTCATAGAGTCACCCCTCCCTAGGTGGCTAGGCATAAAAGCCGAGATAGATCAGAGCTTTTCAGTTGAAGACTTACATAATGATCTATCTCAATATCTAGACTCGACCAATCACTGGGTGGTAGAGATAACTGGCCCCAAGGCTGAGATCCTGGCATATCTAGGATCTAAGCAGTTTAAGGGTGTAACTAAGGGAGTTGACATAAAAGTCAATACTAAGTTCACCGATAAGAAGAAACAACAGATACAGATCGAGGCTCTTTCTATGGAGCATATCGTCGACGAGTACGTGAACAAAGTGTATAAAGGTTCGCTAGATAGGAAGGAAATTTCTTCTAAGGCACTAGAAATACTTAATAAAGTCCGTCAGGGACAAGCTAAGGCTCATCTGTAAGTGTAGGCCTGGTATAATAAAGTGAGAGGAGATTGAATGGACGCAAAGGAATTAGCTAGATACGTTGACCATGAAAGATGGTTATTAAACAGCGGTTTAGCCAGTGATAGTGCAAAAAATCAACTCTTCTTGTATGGGTCTATAGTACATAAGGATGTGCGAGCAGTAGAACTTAGTCTCGACTTAGAAAGTAAGCTGGTTAAATACCAGATCTATGTTGAGAAGGATTTACTCAAGAGACATCTCAGGTACCTGGATCTTATGACATCAAAAAGCCTTTGGGGTCTATGGAGATTCCGGCGTATGCTTAGGAGGGAAGGTAATTTAAACTTTAAGCACTTGCTGAATCGGTTCGTAAAAGAATACTGTGGTCCCAAATGGTCAGTCGATTTAGAAGTCGTTGACTACGACAGCTATGTTGATGGATTTGGAGACAACGAGGATGAGAGGAAAGAGTCGGCAGAGTCAAATTTTTCAGATCATAAACGGTCTGACTAGTGACGAAGATTATCGCCAAGAACTTTGGTGTCACTACTTGTCTGGTGATTCTTCTGCCATGCTTTCTGATCGGCTGACTAAGATCAAGCAAGATAGTGAAAATTACGACCGGTTACAAGAAGCAATCTGGGTGCTATATAAGAACCCACCCTCACCTGAGCTACTAGACTTTTTAAGAAGCTTCTCTGAGTTTGAGCAATCGATTATGTTTCTCTTGCTGATGGGCTTCTCAGCTAACGAGGTGTCGGAGTATAAGGATATAAGCCTAGTAAGAATTAGGCAAATTATCGTAGCGATACAGAACAATCCGGTATGGGAAGATAGATGGCACTTAAACGAAACTTTACAGACGAAGAACGATACGGACTAACTAAAGAGGAAATCAAGTTAGGAGAGAAGTGGCTTCGTAAGTATAAAACCGCAGGACGGATATCAGAACCAGAATCCTTGAAGTTGTTCGAGATGTACCTAATTGGTAGCTCGTTTCACGAGATACACCAGCAGTTTCCTCAACACCCAGTAGATCAGATAATCATGACCGCAGCTTTAGCCGGATGGGCAAGCGATAGAGATCGCATGATGCACACCCTTCGAGATAGAGTTCAAGCTAAAGTCGTTAAGTCAGTAGTAGAGCAAGTTGACTTTCTAACTACACTGTTAGGGGTCACTAACGCTGAACACTTGGATCAGATGCGCAAGTACATAGTTGATCCGGTGAATAATCCTAAGCCGCCGCTTAGAGTTGAGACGATCAAGGAATATAAAGAAGTAGTTGAAACCCTATATAAGATAGTCGCTGGTGCAACACCTGGCTCTAAGAGTAAAGAGTCAGCTCTGTTTAATGCCCTGTCGCCTGGCCAACCCGCTGCCGGTTCTATCGAAGACAAAGATGAACAAGAAGTTAATGTAATTGACTTGGCAGATAATGAGTAATGGCAAAGAAAGCGAAATCTAAAAAGCTCACACAAGAGCAAAGAATGAAGATACTTCTCACTCCATGTAAGACGCGAGATGAGTTGTATGCTTGGATCAAGTACCATCTAGGTCTTGAGTTGCCAGACTGTACCGTGTCTAGATATGCAAATACCAATCCTTTTGATGTTATATGGGAGTTGTATCAGATATTAGTTCTTAAGAAGAACCCTGACAACATCGAAGAACTGCTATGCGTTGCCGGTCGAGGATCAGGTAAGACGCTTGGCATGGCCATACTTGAATTACTAGTTATCCTGCATGATAAGAGAGATACGGTCCATGTTGGTGCCATTCAGACACAGGCTGAACGCTGTTATCTATATATTAAGAACTTCATGTACAACAGGAAGCTTCGCGACCTGATGATGCCACCAAAGATTCCAGAAGACAAGCGACTTCTTGAGAAGTCGAACATGAGCAAGTCTTACTTTAATATAGGGCCAGATAAGGTTACTCTCGAGGTTCTTCCTTGTACGCTTAAGGCATGTAATGGTCCTCACGTTCCGCTTGTTGTAGTGGATGAGATCGATACGGTATCTGGTGAAGGTCTTAAGGCATTTAAAGAGATCTCAGGTATGCTTGACTCTAGGCCTAATCAGAAAGCACTAAGAGTTGGTATCTCTACCCGTAAGAGTAGATACGGTCTCATGAACCAGCAGATCGAGAACGCCGATTTAGAGGGTAGACATATCAGGAAGTGGACATCTTTTGAGTTCTCAGAGAAATGTCCCGATAGCAGATCAGGAACAGATCCCGTTGACTTATATGTCATACAAGACAAAATGGAAGCTGTTACGGAAGAAGAGTTTAACAAGAGAGCACCACAGAAACAGAAAGAGTATGTTAAGTACACCATGCCGGGTAGTGGGTGCATTACGTGCCCTATCGCATCAGTATGCTTGGGTGATGCCAAGAATCAAAAGTCAACATCGCCAATGTTAAAACCTATAAGCGACATGGTTAAGAAGGTGCTCACTGAGGGGGCCGATTGGACACTTGCTCAGCTTATGAACCTGAAACCATCAGTTGAGGGCATCATCTACCGCGAGTTTGAAGAGAATATTCATGTTAAAGACTGGAACCAGATGTGGAAGATACTCACTGGTAAGGAATTCCCAGGTGAGTGTACTCATGATGTATTCGTTACTAAGTGCCACCAGATGAAGCTACCGTGTTACGCGGGGGTTGACTGGGGATGGTCTAATCCTAATACCGTGGTCTACTTCTTCCTAGATCCTAAGGACAACGTGTACGTAGTTAGAACAGATGGCATGACTTATACGTCTCAGCCGTCATGGATACATCACATTAGAACCAAGTACCATAATATGTACAGATGTCAGCTATACTTTCCTGACGTAGCTGACATGGGTGCGGTAGATGAGATGAAGAAAGCTGGGCTGCCTGTGGCCAACGAGGTTGATAAAAATATCAATCTTGGCGTCCAGGTCATCAAGAAGCTGCTACGGACCCCTGGAACCCAGGAGCCGAAAATATTCATTTGCAAGGAATTTGGCGGAAATATCATAAATGAGTTCTTGCTTTATCACTTTAAACTAGATGCTGCCGGCCTAGTTACGGAAACACCAGAGAGTGCAAACGATCACTGGCTGGATGCTCTAAGATACCCACTATCCATGTTATTAGGTAAGTCGACGCTTATGATGGCTGACGGTAGTGGCGAGTATAACACTCCAACTACCACTCATGACAATAAGTTTAGACGTACCCCATCGGCGGCTGAGTTTGCTGAGTCGCAAGGTATTAAGTTTAATGACGAGGAAGATCGCTCAAAAGTAGGCAAGATCGGCAAGCCCAGTGAGATCCAGGGTGATGATGACGATGGAGATGGTGGAGTGGGTGGCGATGGTGGATTTTTGTGGAGCTTTTAACACATGGTATAATGATTGATATGTTAAAGAAATGCAACGGTCCATGCAATAAAGAACTGCCGTTTGATAGTTTCCATAAAGGAAACGGCAAGTTCAAACTTAAATCAAGATGTAAAGATTGTTGCAAGATTAGTTATAAACCTCGTGCAGCAAATTATCATATAGAATATTACAGAAGAAATAAGGAGCTTATATCTACGTATAAAAACGCCTATAGAGAGCGTAATTTAGATAAATGTCGCAATATAGCTAAAGATTACGACCGTAGACATAAAGCTGAATGCTGTGCAAGAGAGAATTTTAGAAGAGCACAAAAGTTAAAGGCTACGCCACCATGGTTAACAAATGAACATAAAAGGCAGATTGTAGAGATATATCGCGAGCGGGACAGGCTGACACTTGAAACTGGTATAATATATCATGTGGATCATATTTATCCACTTGTGCACGATAAGTTATGCGGCTTGCATGTACCGTGGAATTTGCAAATACTTCCTGCTGGTGATAACTTAAGCAAAGGCAATAAGGTGAACCATGAGTTGGTATGATGACTGGCTTAAAAAGAGAATTATGGACGACGTTGGTGATCTGCTTAAGGCAGATGCCGATAAGCTCCCTAATCAGCCACAGCTAGATGAGAGCCCTAGTGAGCAAATTGGGCGTAAGGCCATCATTGATGACCCGTACTTTGAGCACCTTAGCCAGAGTGTGGTGTTTCGCCACAGGATGTCCAGGCTGTCTAATAAGACGCTTAAGGATGTATCTGTACGTGACTGGGTCTGTTCAGTGATTATCCAGAATAGATGTGACACTCTTACACGGTATTCCCGTGTCTCCCATGACATATTTAAGCCTGGGTTTAGGTTTGTAACTCGTGATCCTAGAGCTAAGATGACTCCGCAGGATGAAGAGAACATCAGAAACCTAGAAGACTTTATATACCACTGTGGACGCACTAAGAACGTTCCAGAGGACGATAGGATGTTGTTTGGTCAGTTCTTAAAGATGACTGTCCGTGATGCCCTAACGTTTGGACATATAGCTGTTGAGAAGATCAAGACAAGAAGAAAAGGTCTTCATAGAATTCGTCCACTTCCAGCTGAGTCAGTTTACCTTATAAATAAGCGCGCATCTAGAGAGATGATCGAGAGAGAGCTTAAGAGCGCCAAGACAATATATAGAAACTACAGCACCGACAATGATCCTCGTGCAAAGCAGCAAGTAAATGAAGTAGACATAGACTACTTTAAGTATATCCAAACTTCATACGACAATAGAACCTTAGCTGTATTTGGTGATGAGGACATGGTCTTCAAGTTATTTAATCCTCAGAACTTTGCTGATTCAAATGGCTACTGCTACTCATTACTTGAGCTAGCAATTATCAACATTACTAACCACTTGAACGTTGAGAACTACAACTCTAACTTCTTTACACACGGCCAGGCATCACGCGGTATTCTTCACCTTAAGGGTACAGTTACTCAAAGTCAGATGCACTCATTTAGACGCATGTTCTATAACAACATCTCGGGTGCACAGCATGCATGGAAAACACCTATCATAGCAGGACTTGAAGAGGTTCAATGGGTTCCACTTGCCGGCAATGCCAGAGAGATGGAATACATCAATTTCAACAATCACATATTAAGAGCCATCTGTTCTCAGTTTCAGATAGATCCACTTGAGATCGGACTTGACTATCTTATCTCGCCCACTGGACGAGCCATGTCTGGCCAAAAGAGTCAGTCGGAGAAGATCGAATTCTCTCGCGAGAGAGGCTTCGAGCCAATCTTGATGTTCTTTGAGGATTTCATCAACTGTGATATTGTCCCATCTATTGATCCTGAGTTGGCAGCTAAGTATAAGTTTGAGTTCGTTGGCTACGGAGATGAAACTCCTCAGACTCAGGTTGCCCAGTTGCAAGCTGAGATGACTGTTCACTCTTCTATGAACGATCTGCTTCGTGCAGCTCAGAAAGAGTGCCTTAATATTGAGGGCGCTGATCTTCCGCTAAATCAAGCCTACTGGATGATGATCGAGAAGAACATGACTAAAGGTGAGATTAGAGAAAAGTTCTTTGGTGACAAAGATGCAGCTAAGAAGCGTGAGCTCCAATACTTTCCAGCTGATCCAGCATTCATGGGATGGCAGCAACTACTATTAACTATCGATCGTCAGAAGAAGCAAGATGAGATGATGAAGCAGCAGATGGAAGCGCAGGCAAAAACTCAGGAAGTAGAGACTAAGCATGCTGAGGGCGAACATCAACGTGAAGAAGAGAAGCATAAGATGGAGCAAGAACAGATGAAGAACGCTGGAGCCCATGCCGCAGTCGGTGAGTCTCTTAAGCAGTCAGCTAAAGCAGTTGGAGCTGCCGCTAAACCACTAAGTATAGGTGGTCAGTCCGTTGCCAACCCAATAAACAAAGAAGACGAGTAAACATTGATAGTCGCACCTACTACTAGTATGTCAGCTAGGGAAGACGATTTAATTTTGTATAAACCCACTGGAGCTATCTATTCTGTGATCCAGTGGCAAGAGCGCCTTAAGTTCATCCACATATTAAATAGATTACAGGTGATTAGCTCCAGGACAGCATTAGACATGGTCTGCAACTTCTACATAATGCGTCTGTAACGATTAGTATAATGATCGCAGGAGTTAAATGTGGCTTGGATTATATTAGAAGGTCTAGATAGAACCGGCAAATCAACTGTTGCTGAGTTATATCAAGAGCGTGGATTTAAAGTAGTCCACATGAAAGCACCAGACAAGAAGTATCTCCAATCAGGTTATGTTGGTCCTGGTTATATCGATGAGCTGATGGAGCTATATGTTAATCACTCCGGCCAAGATGTTATCTTTGATCGCTCGCCGTATGGTGAGTTCGTATGGCCAGAAGTATACGGACGAGAGCCACAGCTAACACAAGACGACATGGATGCACTTATTGAAATTGAAGAACAGAATCAAGCAAGACGCATCCTGATGTATGATAAGAATGTAGATTTACATTGGCGTCGATGTGTCGAGAACAAAGAGCCGATGGATCGTAAGCAATTCGCTAAAGCTAGGGCATTGTTCGAGCTAGTTAGCACCGACTATAACTTTGAAAAGAAAGAGCTTACAGACTTTATATCTTCTGATATGTTGTTACAGAGAAATCAGTCTATTAGGGAGCAGATGAAGGATAAACCAACTGAAGCACCTAAGGTTGATAAGACTCAAAGTAAAAAAGTTGATCAGCCTAATCCTATATCGAAGTTGGAGACTGCCAACGCTATCAATGGTGTACTGTCTGCCCGCATTATAAAAAAGAAGGGTGGAATATTTGATACACTTGAGAACGATGTGAGAGAATTCTTAACCGATAGACTTAATATATTATTAGGTGGAGAAGCTAAGAGTTTTACTGAGGCCGAGGTAGAAATACTGAAGCTATATTGTAAAAGAATCAAAGATAAAGCGGAGGGAAAATGAAAAACGGCTTTAGACAACAAAAACAAGCAAGTAAGAAAGATCAGCTTAAACAACTAGCCCAGATGGTTCAGAACTTGCAGATGGCAGTTCGGGTCATGCAGATGGGTTTACAGCAGTTTGGTCAGAGCTTCCAAAGAATGGACGCCGACATTGGCAATGCGATGGGGGTCCTGAACGACATTCAGTATCGTACTCTTGCCATGGTGCAATCTGGAAAATTTAACAAAGAGGAGCTTGATAAGGTTGCAGAGGGTCTCAAGTTAGAAGACTATGAGAAGGCGTCAGACAAAGAAGATAAAGAGAGAGGTTACACAGTTGCAGATGTTGTTGCTGAAGATAGTGTGGTCATCTTGACTTCTGAGTGTAAAGAAGATAAATCCAAGTCCGTCTTTCGAACTAAGTTCAAGCTAGATGAATCTGGTAATCCTGAAGCTCAAGAGAAGTTAAAGGGTCTAAAAGTTGGCGACAAGGCAGAACTTAAGATCGGCAAGGACACCCACGAGGTTACAGTTCTTGGTGTTCGTACAGTTCCTACTCCTCCAGCTAAAGAAGAGCCTAAAGATGTAACCGCAGCTAAACCAGCAGTTCAAGAGCAGCCTAAGGAAGAGGCACCTGCAGTTCAGTAACTCGTCTCTACGTCTGAGTATAAGGCGAGACGATGAGCAAAGACACTAAACATCCGATGGACAGACGATGTCCACGTAAGCTAAAGGAGCAACCGGACTCATGGTGTCCGCTTGCCGTATTGCGCCTTAAAGCCCTAAGAAACGCCGGAAGAGAACTAACAGAGGAAGAGGAGCGTAAGCTACCTGGCTGTCCATGGGCAGTAAATCACCAGATGGCCAACTATTGCTTCTTCAACTACATGAGTCAGTTCCTAGATGAGAACAGTCTACCATCAGAAACCGAAGTTGCCCACTTGTTAAACGTATCCCAAGAGACCGTAAAGAAGACTCAGAAATCTGCTTTAGATAACATACGTAACATAGATGAATTTAAGCAGATAAAAGAGACATATGGGACAGACCCCGTAGTCGGTGAGTCGTCCTCAGATGAAGATCCGTACACCATAATCAAGTAAGTCATAGAATAGCCGTACCCGTAGTATAATAAGTGTATGGCTAAGCAACCCCTTAAAATAGACATGATTGCTGG